GCCAAGAAAGCTCCAGCAAAGAAGGTAGCCAAGAAGGCTCCTGCAAAAAAGACAGCTAAAAAGGCACCAGTCAAGAAGGTGGCTAAGAAAGCGCCAACTAAGAAGGCTAAGTAATGTTTGAGTACTACGTTAAAAAGGTTACAAAGGTTGTAGACGGAGATACCATCGATGTAGATATTGATCTTGGATTTGATATCTCATTTAGCTCACGAGTTAGGTTAGCGGGAATAGATACTCCTGAAAGCCGTACCACAGACAAAATGGAAAAAGCGCTTGGCCTTGAATCTAAAGAGTATTTAAAGAAAGCAATTGATGCATCTAAGACTGTTGTTATTAAAACAGAAAAAATGGACTCATCAGAAAAATACGGGCGTATTCTTGGGTGGTTATTCCTAGACGGATCTAAAGTATCAGTCAATGAACAAATGATTGCCGATGGATATGCTTGGGGATACCTAGGGGATACCAAGGTAAAGGACTTTGAAGCACTTGCTAAAGTAAGGGCTAAGAAGAAATAGACAAGATATAAATATTTTGCTATAATAGTATACGGACTGCTCAATAGAGGGTCCGTATATTAATTTATTCGCTTGAAAGGGGAATAACATGGTAACACAATTCGCAATGGATCTATTTAATGATCCTTTTTTTATTGGCTTTAACAGGGACCTAGCCCGTCTAAATAGTGCACACAAAATCAACTCTCAATCATATCCTCCATATGATCTTCTTAAATTAGATGAAGATACATATAGGTTATCGCTTGCTATTGCAGGATTTACCAAGGAAGATGTCAGTGTTTCAGTAGAAGATGGAACGCTTATCATTAAGGGTGAAATTGTAGAGGTTACAGATGCAGAAATTGTTCACAAGGGTATTGCTGGTAGAAAGTTCGTCAGATCTTTTGCTCTAGGTGAATACATGGAAGTATCTGGTGCAGAGCTAAAGGACGGCATGCTACATATTAATGTTGATCGCATTGTTCCAGAAGAAAAAAAGCCTAAAGCAATTAAAATCAAGTAAGGTATAATAGAAATCTGCACCCCGTCACTGGGAAGTCGCAGATAGCGGGCCGTTACCCGCAGGATGGACCTGAGTATGTCCCGAAACTGCTCATTATAATTAAAGGATAAAAATGCCAGTATACGAATACAAATGTTCATACGATGATGCACATCCAACAATGTCAGTACATAGATCTATTAATGATAATGATCCAGGATACACATGCGTAGAGTGTGAAGCAAATATGACAAGACACTTTACACCGTTCGGCATACAGTTTAAAGGTAACGGGTTTTATAAAACAGACAATCCTAAATAGTTCAATGATATAATTAACTAAGCAGACATAGTGTTTGTTTAGGAGTTATAGTTGACTAGGACTAAAGCATGGAGATTATCATTAGCATTCATTTTAATGTTTGGATGGCTATTTCTCACACCTGCTTATAGCGATGATCCACTTTCAGTTGCCGCTGAAGAGATAGCAGAACTAAACGAAAAGGTAACAAATCTTACAGAAGAGGCAGATACTAGAGCCTTAATAGATATAGCAGAAGACAAATACGATGCAGCAGTAGCATCAAAATCTGCTAGGGATAGCGCATATGCTGCATATAATGAGGCGGTAGAAGCAGAAACAACAGCATTGTCTGAAAAAACAACAGCTCAATCAGCAGTAGATGGGCAAACGGTAACAGTTGCTACAGCCTTAGAAGATAAAAACGATGCTCAAGATGTATTAGATATAGCAAACATAAATCTACAAACAACGCAATCTACTGTTCAATCCGCTGGTAATCAGGGACTGGAATATACTGTTTATACCTTATTAAGAAATGGTAGCCAAGCAGTGACTGGATCTGTTATATGTACTGGTATATGGAATTCAAATTCAATGAACCTCCCAGTTTGCGGATATTACGAAGATATCATTGTTAAGTTTACTGGAAAAATTACAGTTCCTTCAGACTGGACTTCAGTATATTTTGCAGGATATACAGATGATGGTTTTAGGATGTATGTGGACGGAAACCTTGCCGTTGATAACTGGGTAGAACAAGGATCGACATGGAGTCCTTACTCACCAGTTTATGATGTTAGTCAAGATAAAACTTTAGATGTAGAAATATGGTGGTATAACGGTGGCGGCCCAGGCTCGTATCACCTTGGCTGGTCAATTCCAGGCGGGTGGACTGGTGCGGGATGTGCTTATACTGGAGGATGGGGTATAGGATTTAGTTGTAATTTAAATACATTTTCTTATGGCGTAGGTGCAACGCAATCACAAATTGATGCATACAATGCAGCAATAACTGCACAGGCGACGGCACAGACAGATTACAATACTAAGCTTGCTACATACAATACAGCAAATTCTACATTAACCACATACAGTCAAACATTAACAACTAAGACTAATACCTATAATACTGCAGTAACAAATACAGCAAATGCATTAGCTGCTAAAAATAATACACAGTCAACTTATGATCAATCTATTATTAATTTAAATAATGCAATAGATGATGCATGGGAATTATATAATGAAACTTGGCAATTTGAAGAACAACAAAGAGTTGCTGCAGCAATAGCTGCTGCTATGGCAAATCAACCGCAGCCAACTCCAGATGCAACAACTGATCCTACGCCTGAACCTTCTCCTGAGCCATCACCTGAACAAACTGAACCAGACGATTCCACTCCAACTCCAGATTCTGAAACCACAGATGAACCGACACCAGATCCAACTCCTGAGACAGAGCCCACTGATGAGCCTTCACCAGAGCCTTCACCTCAGCCATCGGATATAGATCAAGAGCCAACTCCTGAACCAGAGCCAACTCCTGCTGAACCTTCTGAAGAACCATCTACCAATACTATCACAGAAGAGACAGCAAACCTAATTGCAGATTTAACAAGCAAAGATACATTAACTAAATTAACTCCAGAACAAAAAGCGGCTGTTGCGGAAGGACTTGGAATTAGAGCATCAGAAATAGCAAAGGTGGCAGCATTAGCTGCTACTGATAAAAATTTAGCAACAGCTCTAGAAGAATTCGGTGATAGAATTAAAGAAAACGCTAGTGCTCCAATGCCATATACATTAGCAGATGCAACAACAGAGGTTGCCACAGAAGCATTTTTATCAGACCCAATTGGAGCTATTACGGATATTGATTTTGAGAAATTATTTAGCCCATCAGAATGGGGTAAAGATATGACGGATGATCAAAGAGAAAAAGCACAAGAGGTTGTAGTGCCAGTAATTATTGCAGGAAATATAGTGGCAGCAGCCATGACAAGGAGGATATAATGAAAATAATTAAAGGTTTCTTTAATTGGATATGGGAAGCAGTAAAGGAAAGCATAGCCCAACTATGGACCCTCCTTGGGTTCTTTATAGCCTGGCTAACCCTTACAGGGACAGCACAGGATGTAGTCGGCATAGCAACAGTAATAGTCACTGTAATTTGGCTAATTACCATACCTCTCAGAAAAGACGAAGAATAAGGTATAATAGAGGTATGAAAAGAATAACTGCTATTGCTTTATCAGGGCTATTAATGCTATCATTAACTAGCTGCGGATATCAAGGTTTTTACAGATACCCATGCCAAAACCCTGATAATTGGGAAAAAGCTGAATGCAATCCTCCAATTTGTGAAGCGACAGGCACATGCACTAAAGATGTAATTGGTAAAGATCCAATTGCAGAAGACAAGACGGGTACACCAAATGGCTAAAGAAAGACTAAGTCCACAGGATCTAGATGCTAGATTAAAATTTATTTTAGGAATTACATTAGGCACAATTCTTTTGTGCACATCATTGGGCATTCTGTATGCTCTAATTTTCGTAACACAACCAATTGGCGGACAGTCAGAGAACGATAAGATGTTCTTTAATGTGCTTGGTTCTGTTGCAACATTTATTACAGGAACACTTGCAGGCCTATTAATTGGTCAATCTGGTGCTAAGGATATTATGTCAGCACAGATAGCAAATAAAGAAGTAGATGCAAAGAATACACAGGCTGATAAAAAGCTCGAAGCAGAGATTGATGCTACTGCAGCACGACTAGCAGCAAAGCCAGACGGAGCAATGCCAGAAGAGCAACCAGTAGACACAGATTGGGATAAAGACTAATGGCAGACCAAGGTACAGCAGCACGTTTAATTGAAGTTGCTACAGCAGAACTAGGAACTATTGAAGGTCCTAAAGATAACGAGACAAAATATGGCGCTTTTATGAAAGCAAACTTTCAGCCATGGTGTGGATCATTTGTTAACTGGTGTGCAAATGAAGCGGGAGTAAAGATTCCTAATACTGTCTACACCCCAGGAGGAGCCGCAGCATTTAAGAAGGCTGGGGCATGGATCGATGGAGACATTGCAGATCCAGAGCCAGGAGATATTGCCTATTTTGATTTCCCATCAGATGGCGTCGATAGAATTTCTCACGTTGGAATTGTTGTAAAAGACAATGAAGATGGAACTGTTTGGTGTATTGAAGGAAACACTTCTTCAAAGAAAAAAGGAAGCCAAAGAAACGGTGGAGAGACTTGCAAACAACTTCGTGCTTATAAGAAGAACAAGGCTGGAGTAATGATTTCAATCGTAGGATTTGGTCGCCCAAAGTTTAAGGGTTCATCTGCTACATCTGCTCCAGCAAAAAAGACTGCTAAATCTCAGCCAAAAGTTTGCCCAACCTGCGGTAAGTAATGAATACCTACAGGGTTAAGTTAGAAGTAGAAGCAGAAGTAGAGGCTTTTAACGAAACTGACGCCAAAGACTATGTATCAGACATATTTAATATCGACGATGAAATTAAAAAAGTTAATATAATTAAAATAACAGAAAAAAACAAATAAAATCCTTGACAGAGCCGTAGTTTTTAATGTATAATAATACAAGAGACTGCGGTTTCTTCTTTGGCTCATAGCTCAGCAGGCAGAGCGGGAAGCTGTTAACTTCTAGGTCCTAGGTTCGAGTCCTAGTGGGCCAGCAAAGCAATCTAGGCGGACTTACTAGATAGGAAAGAAATGCTTAATCTTACACTTAAAGGTGTAGAGGTTTTTATGAAAAGATCAAAGACAAAAAATCAAGAATCTTTTTGGGAAAACTATGATTTACTAATTTGGAAACAGTCTGCAGGCGGATTTACTGATGTAAAGGGTATGTTCCGAAAGAATCAATGGGGAGTTACAGAGAGAATTCCTGTTAACGAAAACGGAATATGGAAGTTGCCAGCAAAATATGTCAGACATTTTAAATGAATTAGGCGTAGATGAAGATGATCTTGATTGGTTCCACCTTGGTATTTGTAGGGGGATGGACACAAATTTATTCTATGATAAATATGAAGCAGATATAAATATAGCAAAAAGTATTGATGAGGCTTGCCTTTCTTGCCCCGTTTCAAAGATGTGTTACCAAGCTGGGGTAAAAAATGATGAGCAAGGAGTATGGGGCGGGATCTACTTAAACTCTGGAGCAATAGATAAATCAAGGAATGTACATAAGACAGCAGATGTTTGGAAAAGGATAAGGTCTAAAAATGGAATTCATAAATAAAGATAAGAACCATTTTAAATATGGAATTAACCAATGGACTGGAGAACCCAACAAACCAGTGTTCTACAACAAAGTAATGGCCGATGCAGTACGAGGTATAAAAAGACCAGTGACTGGCTTGCAAATGGATATTGTAAAGTATCCTGAGTTTCTTTGCTTAAGGCTATATGAAGATAACTTTATTCAGTTTACTGGAAATAAAAAGGAAATGGTTATTGACTATCTTCAAAAAGTTAAAAAAGTAATTGAATCTTACGGGGTAAGATGTGAACTAGAAGGCGTACCCAGCCAAAATGTACTAGGAAAAGGAATCTAAATTGGAAAAAATATTGTGTTATTGCTGCAACAAAAGCAAGAATAAGCTTTCTGTAAAGAAATCATCATTGCTCCCAATTAATCTATTTCTGTGTGAAACATGCATAGCTAATAAATTTGAGCCACGATGGGTTATTATTCTATCTGGTAGGCAACTAGGGCCAGAAGCAGTAAAAGAATTTATTGTTAAAAAGAGATATATCGGCGCTGATATTGCCGCTTCAGAACTGTTTGTTTAACTCTTAATTAGCACTTATTTCACGGTATAATTAGTTTATCATGGAAATAAACTACTTATCTGTCGTAATGGCTATATCTGCCGCTCTTGTTTCTGGTATGGGAACAGCGCTTGTGGCGGGATTTAGAGACAACAAAAAAGAAAGAATAAGGCGTTCTGAGCGTGAGCAAGACCATTTAAAATTAGACTTAAGAGATCTTAAAATAGAGTTGTATAAGATTGAAAAAGAACTAAATGAATGGAAAGATAAGTACTATAATGCTATTCAGGAATTGATTGGGATTAAGGCTGAGCTTGAAGCAACTGTAATAGAATTAGCTCATTTTGAGCACCATATGGATGAGTTGGACAGATAATTTTTCATTTAGTATACTGGTAGTATGACCTGTATTGTTGCTATCGCCCAAAACGGAACCGTATATATGGGTTCCGATCACGCCGCATCAGATGATAAAACTGGCTGGATCCTGTCAAGAAAAGAGCCTAAAGTTTTTAAAGTTGGGCAGTATGGCATTGCATTTACTGATTCTTTTAGAATGGGTCAGATTCTTCAATACTCGTGGACTCCACCAAAATATACTCCAACAAAAACTAATTCTGGATTAGATAAGTTTATGAGAACTAAATTTATTGATTCTGTTAAAGTTGCATTTAAAGATGGTGGATACGGAAGTATTGGCTCATCATCAGAAGAAGACTCAGGCGGTATTTTTATAGTTGGAGTTTGCGGAAGGCTCTTTACCATAGATGAAGACTTTCATGTTGGAGAGAATGTTGTAAATTATATGGCGGAAGGCAGTGGTGGAATGATAGCGCTTGGAGCCTTGCATGCAACAAAGAAGCAAAGAAACCCTAGACTTAGACTAAAGGCTGCATTAGAAGCAGCAACTGAGTTTAATATGAGCGTAGCTGCCCCCTATACATACATCCAAGTTTAAGGTATAATAGTAATATGAAATGGATCATATTAATTTTGTCCCTGTTACTCTCATACTTTGTGTATGCAAGGATTAAAGATAAGATTCAACTGTTTCTGCAAACCTATGAAATATTTTTAGTAGACAAAGAAGATGTTGAGCGAGAAGGAAAACACACTGACGACATTTTAAATCTTCGTCCAGAAAGCTATGATAGGTCTATGGATATAAGAGGGACTCCGACTCATGTGTGTCCTTGTGGATCACAAATATGGAGCCTTAAGGTTATTTTTGAAGATTTTGAAATTGCTACATATTTCTTGGATATGGAATGTGTTAGTTGTGGTAGCGTTGCAACAGCGCCTACCCCTGTAGACAGAGAGGCAATGGAATGAGAAAGTCAGAAAGATTAAGATTACTTGAAATGCATATGGTAAGACTTGAAATGATGGTTGAGTTGTATTCACAAAGCTTAACTAATCTATTAGAATCTCAAGGGATGAAGCCACCAACAGATCTTGACGCTGGTAAATGGTATAAGGCTAAATTAGATAATTTAGACAAAGAATAACCTATTGACAATCTGTCAATATTTAGTAGAATAGGTACTATGAATAAAAAAATAACTATGGCTCTAGTGGCCTTAATGCTTACTGCACCAATCACGGCAACTGCTGCTCCTAAGAGTAATCTTAAGAACACATCTTTGCCAGCACCTACAATAGCAATCCTGGATTCAGGTATTGACATGTCACAACAAAAGATTAAAGACCGTGTAGTGTATGAGGTATGCTTAATTGAAATTATTGAAGGCTCTACATCACGTTGCCCTAATGGACAAACATCTATGGAAGGTCCTGGGTCAGCGACATTGCCTGTATCAAGACTTCTGCTTGGCGGATTTGATCATGGCACACTTATGGCAGATCAAGCTATTCAGACAAACCCTAACGTAAAAATTGTATTTATTAGAATTGTTGGTCAACGTGAAAACGGTGCAAGAGAATATACTAATGAAGCAACTGTTTATAATGCCCTACAGTGGGTTATTAACAATCAGTCTAAGTTTAATATTCAATCAGTTGCAATGGCACAAGGCTCACACAATGTAGGTGCTGTTGGAACAGATTACTGTCCAAAAACACCAACTACCGTTGATAAAGTAAAGTCTTTAAACTCACTAGGTGTCGGCGTATTTTTTCCAGCAGGAAATAATAGCGACTATCAAAGAGTAAACTGGCCTGGATGTATCCCTGAAGCAATTACAATGGGTGCAACACTGCCATCAGGATCTATTGGATTTTATTCAAACTATGACCCACTTTTGTTAGACTTCTATGCTCGTGGAACAACAGTTTTATACGGGCTAAATGCAAAGAAAACTAATTTTGCAGGAACTTCAGCATCTGTTCTAGTCGGAGCAACTTCGTGGGCAACTGTTAAGTCTGTTAAGTCTAACTTAAGCTATTCAGAAATGTATAGTTTAATTTCAAGGACTTCTTCTATTACAAAAAGCTCAAAGATTAGCAAGGGAAATCTTATTAATCTACAGGCGGCCTTGAATGGCTGAGGAGCAAGTAACAGTATTAGAAGGCATTGTTGCTGATTTAGCAAATGAACTGTATCAGAAATGGTATAACGCTGCTACAGAAGAGCAAAAGACAGAAGAAACTTCTAAGGCTTTAAGAGAAAATGCTACGCAAACTACATATTGGGTTGTTCAGGAATTTATGAATAGATTCAATGCCGCAGCAGAAGCCCTGAAAGATAAGTAAATTGATCATAACTGATAATTCATTTAATGACATAGTCTCAACAAATGATTTAGTATTGGTTGATTTCTGGGCTGAATGGTGTGGACCATGCAAAAAGCTTTCCCCGATACTTGATGAGATATCAAGTGATACGGGCCTACTGGTTGGTAAGTTAAATGTTGATGAAAATCCATTAAAAATGGAAGAATACTCTGTACATTCAATACCAACTATGGTATTATTTAAGTCTGGTCAACCAGTTAAAACGATTGTTGGGGCAAAGCCTAAACATCTTTTATTAAAGGAGTTGTCCGAATGGATCTAGAATTTGATTCTACAGATGCTAATCATTTAGAGTTTGAAATATGGCTTAAGAATGGTTATGATCGTGGATGGGTATCAGATGTATTTTGTGATACACATGATGGTCCACCAATGTCAGATGAAGAAATGCAAGAATGGGAAGAAGGCGGAGATCCCTGCTCGTTTCATGTAAAGATACATGAATTACACTAAGTTTCTGTGCTCACATAAGAGGCAGAAGAAATAAGGAGAATAAATTAAATGAAGTCATTTAAGAAAATCGCTCTAGCAATGGTTGCAGCCATTGCCATGGGTACACTAGCAACACCTGCAAGTGCTGCGCCAATGGTTGTAACTTCTGTAAAGAAGAATACAGGTACGGTAGCAAGTCCGACATGGACAGCACAAACTGCTGGAACATCAGCAGCAACTCCAATTACAATTTCAGTTCCAACAGATAACTCTGTTGATTCACTAGATGTAGTTGAGTTTGTAGTAACAGTTGATACAGGAACAGCAGTAACTGTTTCAGCAACTAACGCAGTAGTTGTGTCAGCATTTGCTACATCTACAGCACCAGTAACAGCATCTTCAGGTTCAGCAACATGGACACAGAATGTTGGTACAGGTACAACCGCAACGTTTTATGTATATACTAAAACGACAGCAGTAAGCTCAGTAGCAGTTACTAACTTGGGCACAACTGTAACATATTACCTACAGGGAACATCTACTCTAATCGACAAGATTGCCGTAACTGGCGTAGATTCTGCTCCTGCAGGAACATCAGTAACAGTAACAGCAACAGCACAGGATGTATTCGGAAATAAGATTTCTGGAAAGACCCTAAATGCAATTGCTAATGGCGCAACCCTTGATACAGTAACTGTAACAACAGGCGCAACACTAACCAATTTTGGATCAGCAGACGTTAAGTTTGTTGCCCCAGCAACTGGCCCAGTAACAATTGTATTCTATGCAGCAACAGCTGATATGGCAACAGCAGTAACAGGATTCAGCACACCATCTGCATCATCTGTAAAGATTATTGCAGTACGTGATTTGGCTGGAGACGTTGCAGCCTTGACAACTCAACTTGCAGCAGCAAATGCCGCTAAGGCAATTGCAGAAGCAGCATTGGCAGCCGAAAAGACTGCTCGTGCAGCAGACAAGGCAGCAGCAGATGCAGCAGCAGCAAAGGCTATCGTTGATAAGGCAGCAGCAGATATTGCTAAGGCTACCTATGTCAAGGAATACAACGCCCTTGCTACAAAGTGGAACAAGAAGTTCCCTAAGCTAAAGGTCGCACTAAAGAAGTAAATGCTTAAAAAGGGGGGCGGGATTAATCTTGCCCCCCTTTATTAACAGAAAGAAGTACATGAAAAAAGAAAATAAAGGCCCGATAGTTGTTTACTGGGCTCCGCATTCAATAGCAGAAGACGACGGCCTTGTAGGAAACTGGAACATGATGTATCATGAACCTACTAATGTATTTAAACACTGGACTCAATTTGATATAAAGTCTGAAACTAAAGAGGTCGATTCTTTTATAAAATGTCCAGCATTTAAAAATCTAAGCAAAAATATTTATTCGTGGCCTTGGCCTTTTGATTCAAGTTATTCATATAAGGCTGCATCAACTGATTTAAACCAAATAGAGATTAATCCATTATCAGAATCTTTTGTCGCATGCTACCCACCAAGAAACCAGACCATGACTGTTGGACCAAATATTGAATTCTCATATAGACTTCACATGTTTGCAGAAGAACCAGTAGAGGTTATGCTCACCAGTCCTTATCTGCAACAAGTAGAGTATATGAAGTATGGATTTTTAACAAGTGGACAGTTTGATATAGGTAAATGGTTTAGAACTTTAAATGTAGAGTTACAGCTTTACGGCAATGAAGGTGAGCT